CATCGTCGCAGTCACCTCGGTTACGTACAACCGCGTCACCGACAACCACTCGTCCGGCTCCATCTATTTTTTCATTGGCGACACCCGCTATGTTCTCAAAGGCGCGCGCGGAAACGGTACCGTGACGATCAACGCGCAGGGTATTCCGGTCATCAAATGGGTCTTTACCGGCCTGTTCTCGGTCCCGACCCAAGTCGCTCCGACAGCGGCGACCCTGACTGCCTGGAAGAAACCGCTGATCGCCAGCAACGCGAACACCCCGGTCTTCACCGTCAACGGCGTGTCGCTGGTCTTGCGCGACTTCAGCTACGAGATGGGCAATAAAGTCGAAGGCCGCTTCCTGATCGGGTCCGAAGGTATCCTGATCACCGACATGGAAGACATGCTGAAGGCGCAAGTCGAAGCCGTCGCACTGACCACCTTTGATCCTTACTCGCTGGCTCAGGCCTCAACAGCGGTGCCGGTGATCATCACACACGGAACGGTGGCGGGCAACATCATCACGCTGAATGCGCCGCTCGCGCAGATGCAGCGGCCCGAAGGCCTCGAGAACGTTCAGGACATCACCGAGTGGCCGCTGAGCTTCGTGCCGACACCGACTACCGGCAACGACCAGATGTCGATCATCTGCACCTAAGCCAAATCACAACCGACTGAAACAATGGGGACTAAGATGTTCAAACTGACCAACAAGGCCGAGTTCACGCACAATGTGCCGGTGTCGCTGCCCTGCGATAACGGCTTCGAAGAGGTGGAGCTGCGCACCCGCTTCCGGGTGCTGTCAAAGGCCGATTTTGACCGCCTCGGCTCGCCGACCACCATCGACGAACAGACAGAGTTTTTGAACGCCATCGTGGTGAGGTTCGAAGACGTCGCCGACGACGACGGCAACCTGCTCCCGGCGGACGACAGCCTCAAGAGCACGCTGCTTGATCAGCCAGCAATTCGGCTCGCTTTGCAGATCCACTACGCCACGGCTCTGATCGGAGGCCGCCGAAAAAACTGATCGCCGCCGGGCGCGCCTGGGCAGACGCCTGGCGCGGTCGCACCGGCGGCAATGACGATGTGCGACTGGATGCGGAAAGGTTTGGCCTTGATGTCAGTGATTGGGAGGAGGACGACGATGACGGCGTTTGGCCCGACCATCATGCTGCCGCTCTCGCTTATCTGCGCGTTGCTTCCCAATGGCGTGCGGTCGCTCTGGCAAACGGGGTCATCTGGTACGCTGGCCTGGACTATGGAGCCTGTGACGCTGGATGGCGTTGCGCGGGCGTTGAAATGACGCCGGACATTTTCGACGAAGTGCAGATCATCGAACTCGGAGCGCGTCAGGCGCTGAACGAGGTCCTTTAATGTCTGCCTCGCCGCTCAAGCTCGCTTTGTTGATATCGGCTTCCAGCAAGGGAGCTGTGGCCGAACTCGATCAAGTCGACCATTCCCTCGACAACATCGGCACATCAGCAAACCGTGCAGGTGCGCGCGCCAAACTGACGCTTGTTGGCCTTGAGGCAGACGGGAAAAGAGCCGCATTAGGACTGGATCTTGCCAAAGGGTCGACGGCGAACCTCGCAAGCCAGTTCAATGACATTGGTGTGATGATGGCTGCCGGGCAAAGCCCGCTGCAGCTTGCGCTGCAACAAGGCACCCAGATTAGCCAGCTTTTTGCCGGTGCATCGCTTGGAGCGACAATCCGGGGGATCGGCTCGGCAATGCTGAGTGTGATCTCGCCAGTCAGCTTGGTGACCATCGGCATGATTGCCGGAGGTGCAGCGCTCTTCCAATGGGCGACTGGTGCGGATGCAGCCGCTGAAAAGACCAAGACCGTCACCGAGATCGTCGAGGATCTGGGAAAGGCGACGACCGACTACGCATCACTCACTAAAAACGTCTTTGCCCCACTGTCTGAGCTGAAGGACAGTTATGGAGCCGGGGTGAACGAGGCGCGCGAATTACTGCGCATCGAGCAGCAGCGCGCTCTGATCCAGGCGAACCAGGCGACCAAGAACGCCATCACGGCGACGTCCGACAGCGGCTTTGGTCAGCGCGCGCAGGAGCTGAAGTCGGCGCTGGACAGCCTGGCAGTCCACAGCAGCGGCATGTTCCCGCGTCTGAACAACGACGCCTCGGTCTTTGACAAGCAACTCGGGTTGGCCGCCGATGACGTGGCAATCCTGACCGGCAAGATGGAGATGCTGGCCCGGACGCCCGGAGCCGCAGCTCAGGCAAAAGCCATCCAGGACATCATTGCCTACACCATCGAGGCGGCAGGGGGTGTCCAGAACATCACCGGCGACACCGCGCTGTGGTTCGATGAACTGCTCAAGATCGGTGACGAGACCGCAAAGATCGCCGCCCAGCAAGAACTGAACGTCGCGCGCGGGCAGGACATGCTGGCGACTTTTCAGGCGCAGGCGGAGATTGCAGCGCTCACTGCCCAATACGGGGCTGACAGCGCGCAAGTCGCGGCCGCCAAACTGCAGGCAGAGCGGGATGCTGTCGTCGCCAAGGTCGAAGCCCTTGGCCTCAGCGAAGATGAAACCGCTGCGATCCTCAAATCATGGGACACGGCCAACAACTTCACCGCCGCAATTCTGGCCTCGGCAACCGCAACTTCGAACGTGGTGTACGGGATCGGTGACATCACCGCTGCCTTTGATCCAGCCATCATCAAAGCGGGTCAGCTGGCCGCCGCAATCGCGCGAGCGCGCGCAATCCCCGGCATGGCCAACCCGGACCCATCAGCACCGTTCGATGCTGAAGGAGAAATGGCGCAGGCGCGGCTCCGCGCAAAAATCTTCGTCGCGCCAGCCAGCTCTGGTCGCGGCGGTGGCGGTGGAGCGGCAGCGGAGGCGGATGGCGTCGAGAAGCTGATCGCCGCGCAGGAACGGGAACTGGCGCTGCTGCGCGAAACCGATCCGGTTCAGAAAGAACTCCTGCGCCACCGCGAAGCGATGGAAGGGGCAACCGCTGCGGAGCGGGCACAGCTCGAGCAGCTGATCACGACACGTCAACAGGAAGAGGCGGCGATCAAAGCCGCGACCGAAGCGCAGGCCGCTTATCGCGACATGGCCTATGGCGCGCTCGAAGGCCTGATCCTGAAGGGCGACAGTTTTGGGGAGACGCTCGGTAACCTTGCAGGCCAACTTGCAAAGCTGCTGCTGCAGGCCGCGTTGCTCGGCACTGGCCCGCTGGCGGGTCTGTTTGGCGGAGGTGGCCTTGGCGGGGGACTGCTCGGGCTGATTGGGCTTGGCGGGCCGAAGGCCGATGGGGGTATGATCTATGGCTCCGGTGGCCCGCGTGAGGACAAGGAGCTGACACCGACTTCGCCTGGTGAATATGTCGTCAACGCTGCGGCTACGGCGCGGAACCGCACCCTGCTTGAGACGATCAATGCCGGGGGTGATCCGACGCAACTACGCGGGGGACCTTCGCAGCAGCAACAGCAGGCAGAGCCGCAGCCCCAACGGCTCGCGATTGATCTGCAATTGAGCGAAGACCTCGATGCGCGGATTAAGACGATCTCCCGCGACACGTCGATGGACGTCACCCGAGCTGCGCTCACAAGCTACAGCAACAAGGTGCTGCCGGACCTCGTTCAGCGCACGAGTAACGATCCGAGAGCGAGGCGCTGATGGTTCTGGCCTTTCCCCTGTCGCTCGCGAACTTCTGGGACAAGCTGATGCTTGCCCAAATTGAAATCGACGCACCCGAGATGAATGAAAATTCGGTCACCGGCGGCGGCGAGGTTCTCTCGGCCGAGATCGGCCCGCGTCTCTGGCGGGGCGCGGCGACGATTGGCGCAATCACCCGCGCTGAGGCGGCAGAGATCGAAACGCTGCTGATGGTCGCACGTGGCGCGGCTGCGTCCTTCTTTGCGACTGATACACGCTTCCCGGAGCCGCAGGCGCAGCCCCAAGGCGTTCTGACGCCTGCGATCCTGTCGCTACCGTCTGCGCGCGAGATTTCGCTGTCCGGGCTGGTTGCAGGCTTCACCCTGAAGGCGGGCGACTATCTGTCATTCCAGTACGGGTCGTCGCCGATCCGCTATGCGTTTCATCGGATTGTCACGCCACTGACCGTGGCCGATGGCAGCGGCAATACAGCAGCCTTCGAGGTCACCCCGAATATCCGACCAGGCGCAGTCGTGAGTGCCGCGGTTGTTCTGTCAAAAGCGTTCTTCAAGGCCCGGATCGATCCGTCATCGTTCTCGCCTGGAGCGCGCCGTCGGTTGATCACCGAAGGCATGTCCTTTCGATTTACACAGACGTTGAGGTAGCGATGCGCGACTGGCCCTCACCGATGGTGACATACCTGCAATCCCGCGCTCCCGTGCGGGGACATGCGTTAATCTGGTTCACCGCTAAAAACCGCACAACCGGCCTGCCGGAAGAGACCGGGCTCTGGACCGGAGAGGAAGTCCGCGACTTCACCATCGATGCGGTCACCCGCACATACTACGGCGCGGGCAACATCATCGACCTGGAGCCACTCGTCGTTTCTGCCGGACTCGCAGTCCAGATGCAGACCCTCGCTATCACACAGGTGTCGCCCGAAGTCGTCAACCTGATCAGGGGTTACGACACGCGGCTCGCCCCCTGCGAGATGCATTTGGCATTGTTCAATCCGGAAACCGAAGCGCTGATCGGGACGACACGAGTGTGGAAAGGCTTCGTGGACAAGATCAGCCTGCCAACCGCCAAGATGAACGAGAACGCCAGTATCAACATGACACTGGCCTCTGCGGCGCGCGGCCTGACGGTCGGGCTGGCAAGCAAGCGATCAGACGCCACGTTGCGCGCACGCTCTCCATCGGACGCCTTTCGGCAGTACGCGGACATCGCGGGCAAGGTCGAAGTTTACTGGGGCAAAACGAAGAAGAAGCCGAAGACGGCCAATCCACTGCTGCCAACCAAGCCGCCCACTCTCGGCGGTATTCTGGGGAAATGACGCCATGAGATTGCCCGATTGGCAGACCCGTTTGAACGCGTTTCTTGCTGGCCTCGGGGGGCAGGGTTTTGTCTATGGCCAGTTTGACTGCGCACTATTCGTCGCGGGAGCCGTGGCCGCGATGACCGGCGAAGATCACGCCCAGATCTTCCGGGGTAAATACGACAACGCAAAGTCCGGTCTGAAGCTGCTTGCCGGACATGGACACACCTCACCAATCGACTTCGTAGCAATGCATTTCGAAGAAACGGTTCCCGCGCTGGCGATGCCCGGCGACATCGTTGTTGTGGTTGAGGCCGGTGAACGTGCACTCGGCATCCTGCAAGGTGAATGGGTCTATGTCGTCGCGCAGATGGGTGGCGTGGCTCTCGCACCCCGATCCCGCGTCCTGCGCGCGTTTAAGGTGCTCTGATGCCAGCAATCGCAGCGGTTGGAGCCTTTCTTGCCTCCGGTACGACGGCCGCCGTCATTACGGGTGCGCTGATCAAGGTCGCCTTGTCAGTGGCTTTGTCGAAGCTGCAACAGGCGATGCTCAAGAAAAAGCTGGCGCGGAATGGCGGCATCGCGACAGACACAACGGTGTCCGGTGAGAGCTTCCCGGAAGCTTTTCAGATGGGTTGGTACGCAACCGGCGGACATATGGTCTGCCCGCCGATGTCGCACGGCAAGAAGAACAAGTACCTCACGTATGTGATCGAGGTCGCATCGATGCCGGGTGTCGCGCTCCGGCGACTGATCGTCGACAACAAATACGTCACCTTGTCGGGCACCACTGACGCGACCTACGGCAAGAACTTCACTGGCGATCATGCGGGCAAGCTCTGGCTGAAATGGTACGATGGCAGTCAGGTCGCTGCTGATCCGATGCTGATCTCGAAGTATGGCGCGCGCTCAACCCGCCCCTGGACGTCAGCGATGATCGGCGCTGGGCTGACTTACGCGATCCTGACGTTCGTCTTTAACGAAGACGTCTACCGCTCAATGCCCAGCGTCCGGTTCGAAGTGGATGGCATTCCGCTCTATGATCCTCGCAAAGACACGACCGTTGGCGGCAGCGGCTCTCACCGCTGGGCAACACCGTCGACCTGGACGACCACGACCAACCCGATGGTGATGGCCTACAACATCCAGCGCGGGATCAAGCTGCCCGGCAACCGCGTTTGGGGTCTGGGGGTCGGCGCGGCTGATCTGCCGCTTGTCAGCTGGTTCACTGCAATGAACGCCTGCGATGCAGTGCAGCCGACGGCTGCGGGGACAGAGCCCGCTTACCGCGCTGGGACCGAAGTGATGCTCGATAACGAGCCAGCGGACGTGCTCGACCAGCTCATGAACTCGTGCGCGGGCGACTTGATCGATGTTGGCGGCACTTGGAAAGCTGCTGCAGGCGCACCGCCACTGCCGGTCTATGCGTTCACCGACGATGATGTTCTGATCAGCAACCAGCAGGACTTCGATCCGTTCCCCGGCCTTGAAGAGACCTTTAATGGGGTCCACGCGCGCTATCCCGATCCAGCGTCGATCTGGGAAATCAAGGACGCACCGCCCCGGTACAACGCGACCTATGAGGCCGCTGATTTTGGCAAGCAGTTGATCGCTGACCTCGAGTTGCCAACAGTGCCCTATAAGTACCAGGTTCAGCGCCTTCAGAAGAGCTATATCGAGGAGGAGCGGCGGTTTCGACGGCACGTAATTCACCTGCCGCAGGATGCGGCGGTGTTGGAGCCGGGTGACACTGTGGCTTGGACAAGTACCAGAAACGGGTACTCCGCCAAACTCTTCGAAGTGACGGACATTAAATTCAATCTGCGGACACTCAGTGTCGCTGTGAGCCTGCGCGAGCGCGATCCGGCTGATTACAGTTGGACGGCCCCTGAAGAGGTCGCTGTCATCGATGCCGACCCAGACTATGTCACTAACGATCCCATTGAAGTCGACGGTTTCGCGGTCGTCGGGACCTCGATAGAAGATGCCAGTGCAACGGCGCGCCGCCCGGCAGCCCAGTTCACCTGGACCGCTGCCGATCTCGCCGAGACTGAGGGGCTGGATTGGGAGATCCGTGTTCAGGCCTCGGGCGCAATGGTCGGTCAAGGCACGACAGCGGCAAAAGACAGCGGCTCTCTCGTGGTCAGTCAAGGCCTGCTGGCGAATGTCACCTATGAGGGGCGCATGCGTGCGGTTGTGCCGGGTATCCCGACGGTCTGGACCGCCTGGACTGCGTTCACGACGCCAAACAATCTGCTGATCAACGCAGACCTAGGCAACAATAGCGTTGACCGTCCAAATATCTTCGACAATGCAGTCAGTGATCAATGGGTAACCGCACTCGTTCCGCCGACAGTAAAGGCGAACGGCGACAACATTCTGAACATCGCGATCTTCCCGTTGCCACTGGGGGCGGTCTTTCGCAGATCGGTGCGTTTCGAATGCAAGGTGGATTGGACAGGCACGCCAGCGGACCCGCTGGTGCAGATCGCGCTGTACAGCAAAATGGCGTGGGGCGGCAATCCCCTTGGGCCTTTTGTCACCCAAGAAACGTGGACCTTTAATAAAGCAGACACCCCGACCGGGGTCTGGTTCACCGAGAGCCAAAGCGGTTCGTTGGCGGGTGGAATTGACCAAATGCAATACTTTCTCCACGCGCTTTTCGTCCGGTCTGGGGTGACGCTGACCATCCGAAATTGCGCGTTCTCCGCATTTAACGGGGTGAAATAATGTCGCACATCCACTTTGCCCATATGGACAGGTCCGGCACCTTCCCGATTGAAATTGGGGTGGATGTGTCCGTCCCGGAAGGCGCGGTTGCGCTGCCGAGAAATTTGAACGTTCTGTCGCTCTTTACGAAGATGTTGGTCAAGGGCGAGTGGCAGGAACGACCCGTTAGCCCGGCCCCTGAGTTTGTTGGCAATTCGTTTAGTGTCACCAACTGCCCCGCAGGTGCGTTTGTCGAAATCATTGATGCTGATTTGCGGGAATTGCTCGCGACGATCGAGGCGACCGATGGCGCCGTTTCGTGTGAGCTTCCGGATCCCGGACGTTATCAGATCATCGTTGATTTTGGCCTGCCGTTTTTGACTTCAAATACCGACTTTGAGGTAGCGGCATGACCGTTGTTCGCCGTCGCCCCGACCATGCAGAAGAGCTGCTCCGGCGTCAGAAACAGCAGTTGCTTGACGATATTGATAGCCAGATCGGCCAAGCGCGATTGGCGGGACGGACTATCAGCGAGGGGCAGGACGTCGTTTACGCGCTGAAGGAAGCCGAGGCGCGCGAGCTGCTGGCCAAGCCCCGGAGCGCGGTTACGGAAAAAGCCTTTCCCATGCTGTCAGCCGAGGCCGGAGCGACTGGCCGACTTGCCCTGGAGCTTGCAACGGACATCGTCGCCGCCGCTGATCTGGAGCGCACCCGGCTGGCAATGCTCGAGGGATTGCGCATGAGCTTTAAAGCCCGTGTTAAGGCGGCTTCAAGCAACCTCGAAGCGGACACTGCCGCAACCGAATTCGCTGCCGAAGTCATGCGGCGCGAGATCCCGGTGGCATCGGCCCTCGCCACGCGCGCAGCACAACAACAGGAGAAAATCTAAGATGGAACATCGCCAAGGCGCATCCTTCGACTATGTCCTGAAATCGCCGTTCGTGAACGCAGATGGAACGGTCTTTGATCTGACCGGTTGCACGCTGACCTCGAGCATCCAGCACCTGCCAACAGGTGATCTGATCGACTGCGGAACCATCGGCAAGACCGAGATCGATGACGAGTGGTACCTGATGTTCAATGCGACCGGGAACCTGACTGACACGACCGGATGGGCGCAGGGCAACGTCGTCCAGGACATGTGTCTGACAACGCCTGACGGCAAGAAATACTACACCCAGTGTTGGTACTTCAGGATCACCGGAGGGCCGACGCTATGAGCTCAGTCACCCTGACACCACTGGTTGGCCTGCGGGCGGTGACGCTGATGTCACCGGTGAGCGGCAACCGGATCGAAATTGGCACGCCACCGCCTGCCCAAGCCATCAAGATGGTGCAGATCGCGCAGGGACCAGCGGGGCCGGAAGGGCCTCCGGGATCGGG